CCTGCAATTCTGATATTTTTAAGTTAGCCATTATAGAAATCCCCTACTATATTTACGTTATTCTTGTTCTAATGAAAATCCACCCTCTGTCAAAATAATAAATCTATCTTCAAGCAATATTAAATTCTCAGTGTAATTATTGTCGCAATATCCTACCCATCTACCATCAACTTGTAATCCTTTTGTCAATCCTACATTCGCTCCTAACTTATTTACCCATATAACATCATAAATAGCGTTGTTGATGATAAGTTGGTCTGTTTCCTTGACATCAGTTCCCTTCTTGAAATATGCCCTTATATCTAAAGAATTAACAGGATAACCCAATGCAATAGCTTCTCCACCACTTAATGATTGGAAAGAACATATTGCGGATGATTTATCGGTGTAGTTATATACAAATTGACCATATTCATCTTGTCCGCTATGTCTTTGCTTTATAAGGGCAGTTACATTAAGGAATTGATTACGTGCCATATTAACTCCTTATTTACAAACCAGAGTAGAATCTGCACTTACTATAAAAGTTCCGTCCCAATCCATAGTTCCACTTATTCCAGACTCATTATTCTCTGCAATTACAAATGTAGGAGAACCATCATATTGTCCACTTGCAACAGTTAAAGCTCCACTGTATAGTATAACTTGCTGATTACCATAGTTAACTGTTGTAAATCTAAGTTCACAATCTGGTGCATTATCCCCATTTACGCCATTCAATGTTATATTTGTAAAAACACCATTCAAATAACTATCAACAATTTCAAACTCACTGCAACAAAAATCAGAACTACTTGATGAACTTGTTGAATATTCTTCCGAACTACTTGAGCTAGAAGAAGAACTTGAACTGTAATCCATACTTTCGCAAAACCCTATAAACTTGCAATCTACCTGTAATCCTTTGCACAATCCAGTCCTCAACCCTAATACATTGATATAAACGACTTCATATATCCTATCGTCAATTATGATTTGGTCACTTGCTACAACGTCTATATCATGATTTAAATATACTCTGATAACCTTTGTATGAACCGGCAATCCTAAGGCAACTATTTCCTGTCCATTCAATTCTTTCATACCACATCTTGGAGTAGATTGAGTTTGATAGGTAGTAATATATTGTCCATAAGAATCAGTAGTAGTTACTTTACTTCTTATTTCACAAGTTAGTCTGTATAAACCGCTCCTTGACATAGTTTTCTCCTTACCATGTCAATGTTTTTCTTACATATCTTGACAGTGTTTGTTTATCAGCTAATAGTAATTGCGATACAGGCGAATTATTATCAAATTTAGTATAGGAATAATCCCCCAATGATTCTGATTTATAGATACCAGTTTGTAGATTTTCCGCATTACCTTCTGTCATTAAAGTATAAGCCAATTTATTACAGATATTGATTAAATCATTTGGAACAGTGTAGGTAATATATACTTCATCTGATTCGGAACTGGAACTATCTCCGTCTTCTTCAACGGGATAAATATAACCAGCACGATATTTAACATATATATTAGCATTACCAGAATTAAGTGCTCTATTGAATGTAATAACGTCATCTGTTTTATTCTCCTTTACAAACTTAATCGATGTATCTGATTTGTAAAACATTATATATTCAGTGTTTCCGCCCAATATAATCATGTTATCAGGTTTTATTTTTCGACTTGGTTCGTTGTCATATTGTGAAGATAATGTAACTGTAATATCTGTTATACCACTTAATTCATCTGCAATATCACCCATTCTAGGATTTAATGAATAAAGAATATATGTTGAAGTAATATCTCCATCTAAATCTGTTATATCTACTGTAAGTTTTGTTGAATCAGAGTAAATTGTTGCAGAATAAACGCTAGAATCTACTGTTATATTGATTCCATTGTATAAATCAGTACTTACATCTAATACTCTATCAATAGGATATATAGGTAGGATTAAATAATTATCTCCAGAACCACTTAAATATGATGTATGAGTGCCATATTCGAATTCTCTATTACAATAATTAATAAGTATATCGGTGGAAAGTTGAAGAGCGTTTATTATAGATTGGTCAGTATAAGTAGTATTAGGAAAGTCTCTCCTAAAAAGTGTTGTATTTGATAAAGGCATAATTTTTCTCCTTAAAAACGGGGACAGTCAAGTAGAAGAGTGGAAAGGAGCAACCTCAACTACTTGACGCCCCTATGTAACTTAAACGCCAGAACTTGATTCAGAACTATCAGAACTTAATTCAGTGCTATCGCTAGAACTTGAGCTTGAAGAAGAACTATTTCCTTCTGAACTTGAAGAAGAGCTTGAACTAAAACCTTCTGAAGAGCTAGAAGAAGAACTACTTGAGCTTGAGTTTGAACTAGAAGAGCTTGATTGTTCCCATTCCTCGCTTGATTCTTGATATTCCATCGTATTTAAAGCCACGAAAGGAGCAACGACTGAACCATTTTCCAAAGTTACAGGAGACGACCAAATAGGTGCTCCCTGAACTCTCATTGCTATTTTAATAACTGATTGGTCACTGTCAAATAGCACATGTTCGCTAATTTCTTTCCTAAGCTCTTTTTGAACTATAGTGTACTGACTGAAATCGCCAAGAATCAAGCAATCATCTTTTGCAGCAGAACAAACAAATACTGGATATCCAAGGAAATAAGCTTTACCTTCAAACATATCCAATAGAAAATCATTCTGATGTTCTGTTACAAGTGCAGCCCATATATCTTGAGACATTACCCAAACACCTTTACTTCCGCCATAATAAGAGCCAACCATCTTAGCTCCAGTTCCAGCCCAAGTACCTGTTCCTGCAACGTAAACTGTGGCTTCGTCACCACCAGCACATACGCCACCCATAGCAAATTGACTCAAACCATATATTACAGCTCTATCCAATTGATATTTAACTGAATTTACACCAATTGTATTAATATAACCTACCATTGCATCTACGTCTTGTATAATCTCGTTTGTAGCTGGAATCTTTGCAATAACCTTTCTCAATGGCATAACTTTATTGTCGTATTGAATTTTAGAATCAGGTGTAGGTTCGCCTTCGTCAACCCAATAAGCTCTTGCACCAAAGAATGATAAATCGGTGGCACGACTTGTATCATAACGAGGCAATGTAATCCCGTTATTTGAAGTTACATTGATTTTATTGCACAGTTCATAAATAGAACCTTCCATAAAGTTTGGTGCAAGTATATCAATTATAGGTTGGTCATTTAATGCAGTATCTACTTTCTCTGATTGTCCCATTATCGCTTTCTGAATAGCCAATTTCTTTTCTAATTTCATTTTTATATTCCTTTATCTTTTCTCTTTTATCTGAGCGTTTATAAAAAACACACCATATGCCTTTAAAGATATATACGATTTTAATTAATGTGAACAAAAGAGCCTTATAACTTTTACATTATAAGGCTCTTTATTAATCAATCTATCTCAACGATTAGCTATCTGTTCCAAAAACGAGAGGACTCAGAATCGTTCCGCCCTTAAGCGTAAGTGTTCTCGCTTTAGTAGGCATACCAGCAGCCCGATAAATGAAGCGATAAGCCTCCTGGTCAGTGTCGAACAGGATGTGAACTGAAGATTCCATCCGTACATTGCCCTTCGTTCCGATTATATAACCTTCGCTCCAATCGCAGAAACCAATCGTACCCGCTTCGCCATTAGCCCCAAGCATGCAATTTACGACATTGACTGGACGACCCATGATTGTACCATAAGGAGATACAGCATAGTTTTGAACCATTACAGGATTTCCAGCAGTATCTTCCAATTGGAGAATATTGCTATGAACCGCTGGACTCATATACCATTCAGCCGATTTCTTATTAATCTGCGATGAGTACATAGACATAAGTTCCGCCACCGTAGGAGTAGAAGCATCAGCCAACGTAACCGCTCTTGAACCAGCAGCACCAACAGCCGCAGTGAAGTTGCTTAAAGACCCATAAAGCATCTCGTTATCCAGCACTAAACTTAGAGCAGTACCGAAATCCTCTTGAGCCGCCATCAAAATACCATGAGCGTCGTCTTCTATGATTTCTGATGTGAAAGCCGCCAACCAACCGAATTTCTTTACGGGAGCAGAAAGAACCTTTACAGCTCTCTTCTGATAGGACATTGCCGCACCTTCACCAACCGCAACGATATTAACGCCAATATAGTCAGCGGGAGTTCCTAGAGGTTCGTCAAAAGCCTTCAACTCAATCGAATTAAAGTTCTTGCCAACTGGTCTTTTACGTGCAAGATTAAAAAGCTCAGACTTCTCAAGTACAACCTTCTCAATCCCACCAATAACATCCTTGTCCAACAGAGCACCACCATCAGCAGTTACGCTTTCTGAAGCACCTGCGATAACTTTGGTCTCAGCATCACCAACGCCAGTTTTGATGAACTTAGCTAATTTAGTAGCCTGCAAAAACTTCATCTCTGGACTCATATTCTGTTCTTTCACTTCAATATTCATAATTTTATTATCCCCCTTATCTTTTTTGTCCAAATTCTCTAACTTGGACTTTAATTCCTTAACCTCATCCTCTAAGTCACTAAGTTTGGTATCTTCAACCGCTTCTACCTTGACTTCAATTTCCTTTGCGAACCCTTTTTCAATAAGTTCAACAGCCATTTCAGCGGAAACTTCAATCTCAGTATCAATAGCGATTTCATTATCACCATCTTTATATGACTTGATTATCACCAATTTCTTCATAATCTTATTCCTTCTTGTTTTACCATCTCTATATAAAATAGGGGTAGGCTGATTTATAACGGGGTCACCGTATTTAAACTCGTTATCACTATATACGATTTTAATATCGCAAAAGTTTTCCTCTTTTTGTAAACTCTTTTTCCATCTCCTTCAATTCCATCTTTAACATAGCTTTTCTTTCCTCAATCAACACTTCTTCTTCTTTCTGTTTAGCACTCTTTATTATCTTAATGCTTCTATCTATTTGCTTTACCACTTCCACGTGAACGATATCTTCTTTTGTATCAATATTTGTGCTATTTTCAGTAATATTTTTAACTTCTTCAATTTTCTCCTTGAATTCCTGTTTAGCTTTTTCGCAATCAGAACATTTAAGATTAAGCATTTCAAGAGTGGATGATTTGATTTCCATCTCAGATATTTGCTTGGCTGTTATTCCTGCTTTGTAATTATCGCCATTTGCAACCATACTAAATTCAAGTAATATGTGGCTCTTGATAATTCTTTCTGCATTACCTTTATATTCAGGATACTTCTGCTTAATTATATAGTTCTCTTGTGCAAATTTACGCTCGTTTTTCTTAACAAAATCAACTGGAATGAAGCCAATAGACATACCGCTCAAACTGCCATGCTTCACTAATTTCCTAATATCTTGTGCGAATTCTGTTGGGGCAAAGTCTATACGTGCTTTAATTCCATATTCATCAACCACCAAAGACGTGCATTTACCTATGATTTTAGTTTTATCGTGATTAAAAAGAACCACTGGATGTCTTTGGTAAACATCTAGCATAACTCCTTCTGGAACAACAATATCACCGCTAAAATCAATCTCACGTGTACTTATATAACCTTCTGCCTCATTTTCTCCAATAGGTGCAAATTCTTTTACCTCTATTGTTTTACGAGTGAGTGGCATTTCTTTAGTGTCACGCTCAACAGTAGATATCTCTTGGTCTATTAAAAAGCGACATTCTGAATCAATACATTCGTAAAATTTTGAAAACGCTATTTTATCTTTCATTTGTACTCTCCTGAACTGGTTTTATATTTGAATTTGAATTACCAACTTTAATATCATCTCCCCCTTCAACAGGGTCTAAATCCAAATATTCCCTAGCTTCATTAATGGAAATTATGCCAGCTTGAACGTATTTTGTGTTTATTTCTGCATCCTGTTTCCTATCTTCAGAAATACAATCGTCAAATTTAAAGAATAAATCACCTGAATCATCATAGAAGCGTTTTATAAGAGCTTCATTTAGCGTATCCTCAATTCTACGAAGTCTTGGTGCTATCCCATACCGCTGATACGATATTTGGATGTCCGTAATTCCAGCCTTCAATTGGTTTTCAGAATCCAAAAGTGCAAAAGGAATACCGAACATACTTGCAATATCTTTCTTTGTCTGATGTCTACCTTCCAAGAACTGCATCTCTTGTGGTTTGAATGATAATGGCTCAACGTCAAAATTATTATCCATAACAGAAACTTTACCAGCACTCTGAGTTCCTTTATACAGTCTATTCCACTCTAAAGTTAATCTCTTTTGGTCTTCTTGAGTAAGCTGTCCTGCATATTTAATAATGAAATCAGGTCTACCATTATTCATAAGCTGACTGTTTTCGTAGCGATTGTACAGATTATTACGTGATACTTCAGCAAAAGCCGCCTCTATACAACTCTTACCATAGAAAGGATTTGAAGGATTAGGTACTGAGAATCTAATAACTTCATCTGTTTTAAGAGCTGATTTATCTTTATTTCCATAGATATAACCACTGATGATGCTATCTTTTGATGGAACTACTTTTGTAATATCTGGACGCATTTGATATAATTCAGCAGGCATTCCACTCTTATCAAAAACAATATAAAGATAAGCATTACCACACAAGTCCATATATGTTTGTGTTAATTGCATATTGTCAAAGTAGTTGGAGTTCGGATTAACATTATATATCAGGTCTAATACAGGATGGTCATAAATCTCTTCTATGATTTCTACTGGTTTCGTATTATGGATTGACTTTACAATTGATTTAAATGTCTTCTTATCAACTTCTTTCGCTGTAAAGTTCTTGATTCTCTTTTGATTTGGAGCGGTTCTTGCATATAATCTTAGTTTTTGTGATGCAACTGATTCGCCATTTAAACGAGCACAGATAAATGACCAAGATTTATACTGAGTAAGCATATCTTCTTGCGTCATTTCTTTTTTATCATTCCATGTTTCTTGTGTGATTGTTTCAATGTTGTGTTTAGTTACTGCCAATGGTGTTATTGCCTTTTCCTCAACAAGTTCTACCTTCTTCTTAAAAATATTGAACATCTTATTCTCCTCTGTTATGCAAAAAATACTTGGTTATTGTCACCAAAATCAAATGAATTATCTACTTCAACAAAATGCATTGTAAAATCATTAGCCTTTTTAGTTTCTTTTGGACATACAATTGGCGATATAAATGAGGATAAACCATTACAAGCGAGAGCCAAAGCAATAACACAGTCATCATTTACGCCAGTTCTCCCATTATATGTAATCAATCCAGTCCTTGTCTCCTGCACTTCATAACATTCCAACTCATAACGCAATATATCGGCATTCTCCATTTTACCGTTCCAACTCACTCCACCCTCCATAATAATCAACTTCAAATTATTGATTAATTTCTGTTTTGACGAGTTAGAAAAGTGGAAAGGATTAATTTTAAGCCCTTCACTAACTAAATTGTCATATACTACATCACCAACTCCAGTCGTATCCATGTATAT